CTTCATTTGTCCAGCAGAACGGGCGCAGAATGACTTACGTCTTTTAGCGTCCTTACTACCTTTTTTGACTTTACCTGTGACAGCAGTTTTTAACTTAGACCCAGGATTTTTACGTCTATAAGCAGCGACACCCGCCTTAGTCATTCCCGCCCCAGACTTAGTGGAGCGGAAATTCTTTTTGTTGCGTTTTGGCATTTCACCTTTTGACGCCATAATAGTTTACTCTATAAGCAGGGTCATTACATTGCCAGCGCCTGTGAAGGCAGAGACAAAACAACCATTTTCAGCAAGTATTCCATCATTGGGGATGTATACGTCATTCCAACCTACAGGCAGGGTTAGCTGAAGTATAATCTCACCCGTAGCACTACCACTACGAATGGTAAAAGCACAGGCAGCGGCAGCGTTTATTAGAACGCCTTGCAACCTGCCTCTTGATGGGCCTACGAGACCCGCAGCAAATCCCGCCACGGCTACGTTAAAGGCTCTGACCTCTTGACCAGCCATTTACTTACTCCTTATGGAAGGACGGGTGTATTAAACGCTTGTGCATACATTACTGTAATGCGAACAGAACCTGCGTTAGTGGCAGCAGAAGATGTCACAGTTAAGCGAAGGTCTGATGTTCCAGTATCGCCCCATTCTAAGGTTCCACCGCCGCCAGCACCCAATGCTTTGACACCTACTGTGGTTCCTGACGCAACTGAATTAATAATGGTATTTGCATTACCACCAACTTCGCCAACACTAATATTGGTTGTGGTGTTAGCCGCAGCTACAAGATCAATAATACAGTTAACGATCTTTGAATTGGCAGGAATAACGATATCTGTAACCACCGCCGCAAGCGCACCACCCGCTAGGCTCTGCACTGTGTCTTGACACATTACAACATAGCCCACATTGGCGATATCAGTGCCTATGGTAGTTCCGTTTGTTGTTCTAATAGTACCAGCCCGAATCGGGCCTGAAAAAGTAGTCGTACCCATGTTGATCTCCTGTCTGGGTTAAGTCAGATACTTAGTGCATCTGTCAGGGACAGGATAACAATACAATAGATTATAAAAAAAAGAAAGGGCGCTTTGCAGTGCGAAACCTGACCAGCGCCCCTTCAGTTTGGTTCAATTGAACCTAAACACCCGGTGATCCGTAGATACCAAGTGGGTCAGATACACCGAAGCTGTAACGCTCCCGTGCCTTATAGCGAACATTGCCCGTATCAAAGTCACCGTCCATAGACGTTGTCATTGGTGTACGCTCAAAGTGCTTCATTCCGTTAGGAATGTCTGTAGTAAGGAAGAACGCATCTGCGTCTGTCAGATAGTGGTTGACAGTATAACCCTCTGGGATGGACCCATTGGAGTTAATTGCGTTGATGTCGTTGTCAGCCGTACCGACACGCAAAGATGTTTCCAGCAAACGAGTTGCAACAAACTGAAGCGCAGGTGGAATGATGAGCTTCCGTGGACGAGCGGCAATCAACAGACCACGTTCATCAACGTAAGCAGCAATGTCAATCACTGCTTGCTCAAGAGAAGTTTCATTCAAATCCACGTTAACCGCTGGGCGGTTTGAGTTTGTGGTCCCAGAAACCGTAGGGTGTGCTGTGTTGAACAGTGTGACGCCATCACCAGAGTTGAAGGTGGCGAAACCTGTGTTCAGCAGAGCTGCCGCTTTTGTTTGCTTGGTATAAGCCATAGCCCGTGCGAGAGCTTTGGTATAACGAGCAGAAAGCGAATCGTACAGGTTGTCTTCCATTGCTTCTTCAGTAATGGAAAAGCCCATAGCGATAGTTTCATGGGTATAACGAGCAGTAAATGATTCCTGACCGTTGTCGTATGCAATTGCGCTGCCTTCGTTTTTAACGGGGGCAGAACCGAAACCTGACAGTTTCACTTCTTCTTCAAAACTACGGTCTGAAGATTCAGTTTCATAGATTTCAGCATGTTCGTTGTCATACTTGTCGTATTCCAAGCCAAACAAAGCATTGATACCCGGAAGTAGCTCTTTAAGGAGCTGGGCGCGAGAAATAGCCATTGATTATCTCCTTACAGGCCAAGACCAGCAGTGTACGCATGTGACGAAGGATTGAACTTAACAATCACATCGGTAAATGCGTCACCAACAGTTGAGTCTGGTGCGTTAACGAAATCTACAAGCTTAAAAGCAATCGTAGCGGTGGTGTTAGCGGTAGCTACATCCAGAGAGATTCTGGAATTGCCATTGGCTGTGTCTGGCGCGGTCTGATTAACAGCAAAGTTACTGTGCATCAAAGTTTGCGCTACGGCAGCGTCAGCTTGAATTTGGAATAACGCATTAGGGTCATCACAAATGTAAGCTTGTGCATCAGCAGCAACTTGACCAGCAGGCCACTGGTTGTTTTGGCGAAAACCACTGACAGAATCAGTGTATGAACAACCAAGGAAGATACCAACAGTTCCAGCAGGAAATGCGGCGGCGTTTGTGCCGACCTCAGTGACTTTTGTGATAGTGCCGTTCGCGGCCACCTGCACAATATCACCGTTGGCAATAGCGGTGTTGTACCCTGAGGTAATGGGTAATTGGCGTGTGGACCCAGAGAAGGGCCGACCACCAATGGCATTAATAGGGCGCAAACCGTATGGACTAGATGTAAGGGCCATTTGAGGCTCTCCTTCTATTACGATTTTGGTTCAATTGAACCTTTTCAAGCAAGTCAGGACTTGCCAAATGAGGTGCGCGAGGAACGCTCTGGGTTTAACACAGGCATCCTCGGATCGGATTCGCGCATGAAGTTTCTATCCACTGATTCCATTTGAGTTTGTGCAGTGTATAGTTGACCTTCTTCGCGGTTGTTTGCTTTTTCAGTTGGAATGCTACACAGTAACAAGCCACCAACTTCAACATTATCTTTGAACCTAGAATCTATGTCAGACATGATGTGAAGTTCAGGATGCTCAGAAGCTAAAACAGGGGTGTAACCCTCTCTGAATCTAGATGACACGTTTGTGTTGTCTGCGTTACCCAATGTAGATGTGCGAACATAGCGGAACTCAATTCCATCTCTAGGTTCGGGGGTTGGCAGCATACTTTGTCGTGTCCACGGCTTTACACGTTCAGACATCTCGCGTGTTTCAGCTTCGCGTGGTTTCTTTGATTCAGCCATTTCTTGACTCCTTGAGTGCTTGCGCTGCGTATTGTTCATTCGATAAACCAAGCCTCTTAGCGAGGGAGGCTTGAGATGGTGACAATGTCACCGTGCGTGATTTGTTTGTGCTACGGTTGGCAGGGGCAACCACGTTACCCGTTTTTCTGGACGTTACAACATCGCGTTTATTTTCTCCAGCATTAAATTTACTGGGAAATGCAGAACGCATTGCCTCGTCTATTTTTTCATAATAATGGTCACTTCCAGCAGCTACACCTGATGTTACAAGCTCTTCATGGACGCCAAATGCAAAGCCTGTCATTCTTTTATCAGGACCAAACCATTCGTTTCTAGCAGACCATTCTTTTGTTCTTTGATCTGGCTCTTGTGCTACTTCTTGAGCTTGCTGAAGTTTAAACTCAGATGTTGGCCTTTGTTGAGGCTTCATGCGCCCTACGCGATATTCTTCGTTATTTATTGCGTTTAGCTTTTCATTAGCTGCAATCATGGCATCAGAATCGCCAAGATCGTAAGCTTCTTTATATTCGGCTTTTGCCCGTTCCTTATCAGCAATAATTCTGCGCTTTGCCTGATCGACTATAACACCTTCACCTTGTTCCAGTGTTTTCTTCAGTCGTTCATTCTCTTCATGTATTTTCTTGGCGTAGTTTACAGCCTCTTCACGAACCTTGATGGCCTCAGCCTTATGCCTTTCGGCTTCTTTTATATCAAAGGTCATTTTCTTAATGCGCTTTTGCACACCAGCACTGTAACCAGCTATTTCATCTTCTGTAGGAACTACAGGAGAAACATCCTCTGATGTCTTTGGTGCGTCAAAGTCATCATCATCTGATATTTCTACTTCAATAGAATCTACGTCATCAAGGGCAGAAATCACTGTATCGTTTTCACCCTCAAGGTCTAAAGCTTTATTAGTCATACTCTTGTATACCCCCGTGGGTCATCTACTACTGCTTCAACTGTGTCATCATTAATGATTCTGAACTCTTTGCCGTGAATTTTAAAACGGGTTCCTGAGTACGATCTAAATATGACGAAGTCTCCTTCTTTGCACCAAGGCCCATCTGGGAAACGACTTTTGTCTGAATAAGCTGATTCACCAACTTTCATGACAAATCCAATAAT